AATCCTCGTCTGTTAAATATTCCATTAGTCCCACCCCTTAAAAATAGATTTATATACTGACTGCCAGTAGTTTGATAGTTTTGGATTAAATTTATTGCCGCCAGATTTACGATGTTTGCTTACTGTAAATTTAATTTTCACTTAAAACATCCACCCCTCAATTAGTTTTATATACCAACTTAAGTCCAATTTACGTTTGTTTAACTTTGACAAATCTCCATTCCACACGAAACTATTCTCACTGGTATATGGAACTTTGCTGTACTTTGTTTCCTTACTTCTTTTCGTCTTATAAATACCACCCAAATATCTATCTTTGGTAGCAAAAATTCGATTAACATTTTGTAATTCATCAAAGCGGCCACTATAAGAACCCTCCAAGAGTGTATCTTGCATAATTTCTTGTGCCATACCGTCAAACTTCCCCACTTTTGTTACATATTGAAAGTATTCAAACTTGCCACTTTTCCACAAATCGATGACAGTCTTATTGATTTTGACGCCTTTCATGTAATAATCTACAAGCGCCTTATCAATAATAGTTAAGCTATTTCGTTCAAAATCACCGCCTTGATAGTTTACGAATCGTCCAATCGCTTTAATGGATCCATCTTCATATTGCATGACGTAATTATTGACGTCCTTTTGTGCTATTTTATTGATCAGATGCACATCGAACTTTAATTCATATGCTTTCTCAATCAGCTCTAATAGTTTAATAATGTTACATTCGTATCCGTTTTCGTACTTGATGATAATTCCATCTGTGTTTGTTTGAATCAACTCTACAAAATTCTCCAACATACAAATTAAATGCGTTAAGATTAACTGGCCATTTACAACTACATTGTTCGCTTGTTTCGGGTTATATAGGTTACTGTATTTGTTTTTGAGACTTCCATACGTGGCATTAAGAATAATTTTATATACCGCTTCTTTTGGATTACCGCTCAACTTAAATTGCTGCCTGGTATGATAAATTTTCTTAAAGTCATTCATGCTATGTTCATCTAAAAAATTATTGTTAATGATAAGAGAAGGATAAAAGCTACTTATATCAATATGCATGTACTTGCCTTCTCCTTTATAATTTTCTTTGGCTGCATGCAGTCCACCAAAACCATAAACATGATCAATCCCAGCCAATTTATAAGTGAGCTTACGTTTCTCTAATACCTGGTGGTCAATTCCTTGTTCATATTCTTTTTGAATTTCTTTATAAAAATCAACAACCGCTTCAGGCAATTCATGTAAAGGCAACCGCTCATCGTAGGTGAGATGTAATCTCTCGTTGTCATTTGAAGGTTTGCTTTTTAATACTTCACTTGCAAGGTTCGCCCTTGTCTTTTTAATACTAGCGGCTGGCAGTTTAAACTCTTGCACAAGTTGAAATTTAGAAGCAAAATACTCTTCTCTTTTTTCGAATATATCTTTGATAAATGAAACGTTATCATCCGAACTATTCACATTCAATTGCGCTTCTTTTAATTCCACATCACGTAATTCTTGTGAAGCATCGATCGTTATGGGGTTATTTAAGTTAAGATTAAATCGTTGTCCTTTTCTTAATTTTAAAGACGTCTGATAAGGATCTATACCTTTTAAAATAGAAGCTATTAACTTATCATCACATCTATAGTTTCCGTACCCTACTAGGTAACTAACACCAGACAAGAAGGCTTTTAAACCTTCTTTGTCATTGTGTAGTTTAGTAATTTCATCTGATTGATCAAACGTTGCGGTCCATTCGTGTTCTGTGACATCAACTTTATAAAATGTGAACATTATTCAAACGGCGCTTCTTCTAGTGCTTCCCAATTTTGAAATGTCTTTTTCTTATTGGTCTTCAAGTCGATCATACATTGATTACCAATAGCGTTTTTTAGTGTTTCGACTAACGTTTCGGTTTCTTCAAAGTCTTCAATCGTTAGATCAACATCTAAAACCGCAGCGGTTTTCATAGCACGTTTTAAATTTAACTGCATCATTTTTTCGTTTGAGAAGAAGATATTGCCGAAATAACTCTTTCCTTCGTAACCTTCATTCAATATTTCAAATTGGAAAGCTAACCACTCTGTCCCTTTTTCGTTTGTTCTCCAACTAACATCAGTTAAAATCCCGTCATATAAACCGTCTGGCATGTTTTCAAAATCATCACCAACTGCATCTGTCTTTGGATTGAAACCCTCATTTAATATTTCTGCTGCCATGTCTTTTAAATTCATTTGTCATTCTCCTCATTTTTAAGATCTTCTTGATCTTTTAGTGTTTTAATAATTTTTTTAATTTCACGCTTTGTGAAATACTCGCCAAGCGAATACCCCACAAATGCGCTAATAATACATAGGATTGTTAATATAAATTCAAAGCTAGTGACTACCATAATCAATTCCTCGGTGGTCTAGCTGGTCTTCTTGTTGGTGTTGGTGTTGGTTTAGATTTTGGTTGTTCTTGCTTCGGTTCTGGTTCAACTTCATCAGGGTTTTGTTGAGGACCATCTTCTTTAGACTTGTCCTCTTGCGTTTCAGAAGCTTCCTGTTCACGTTCTTTTTGTTTAGCGGATTGTTCTGCTTCTTGTTGCTTTTCCTGCTGATCCACAATCTTTTTAGCTTCATTCGTTGGTGTCTTTTTCGATTTATCGAAAGCTCCGATTACAGTATCTAACAGACTAGCAATCTGTTCGTCGTCAACTTTATCCCTGGTATAATTTTTACGTTTGCTCTCCACCTTACGGATGTAATTCTTACCTAACTTTCTGCAAAGAATGGTGTAATCAGAGTTTCCATTCACAATGTTCATCCATTTCTTTTTAAGGGAAGGCACTTGCTTTTGAACATCATTCTCTTCAATATCAATACTTCGACTGATATAAATGACATTTACCTTCTTTTTCATGCTTAGTTCTTTAAGCCGCATAATCAATACTCTCACCATCATTTCTAGCATGGCATGTCCTTTACCCCAACCAATGTCGCCGATGGATTTGACACCTTCCGCTTCACATATCTCTTGTTCAAAGAGCGTAATAATGTCGTCAACTGTATCTAGCACAATAGTTTCAAATCCGTGCTTAGTACCTTGCAATTCGTCAATCACTTCTGATAACACATCACTAACTGGTTTTGTAATTTCACCTTTGCTATTCCGTTGATGACTAATATTAAGACTAGGTGTCTCAATCATTTCAGCATTACCATCCGTATTCAGATTGATTGGATTCGGAAACTCTTCCGTGAAGTATGTTTTTCCATTCATGGTTTCACCAAAAATCACATAGTTACGTGGCATTTCTTTGGCTTTCTTCTTATTATTTTGCGGTAATAAACTCATAATTATTTATCCTCCTCTGTAATAATTTCAAATTGAATATCTTCACGATCAAAAAAGTCTTGAACTGCATCTAGTTGTGATTCGGTAGCAGTGACTTTATAAACTTCAAAGTAAGTCGGTTCATCCTTTTCTGGATCCTTCATAGGTGTAACTTGTTTAAATTCTTCAACAACAGGAATCGCTTTTTTCTTTTCTTCTAATTCTTGTTGCTCTTTCAACTCCTGTTCTTTACGCGCGTCTTCCAGTACTTGTTCAACATCTGCTTCAATTCGGTTCTTAACGTCTTGAAACTCCTGATAGTCCAATAGATTGATATAAGTCGATTTGATTAACTTCAAATCATTCTTAGCATTGACCAGCTCAACATGACTTTGAATGATTTGTTTGTCCGATTCCGCTTTATCCTGTTTCATTCTTAAGTGTTCGGCAGTTACAGACAACTCTTCTTCAATCGTTTTTAGTGTTTTACTTTTCGTAAGATAGCTATCTTCAATGACCAATTCAGTTGCATACTTTTCATTTAATCCAACAGAGTCAATTAATTGGTCAACGATAACTTGTGCCTTCGCTCGCTTTTCTTCTTTGCGTTTAGTCTCAAACGAATCATGCTGTTCTTTTAACGGATTAATCACTTCATCGAATTTCTTGTTCAATTCTTTGCACTGATTCTCAAAAACAGTTACTGGCTCGGTTAGTTGTTTCTTGGTTTTTAAACGATACTGGTCAACCATTTTTTTACCTTTGTTTAATTCAGTAATTGTTTTCTTGCATTCTGCAGCATCATCTTCCGAAAATGTGAGACCGTTATATTTTTTAAGATTTTCTTCTAGAATTGCTTCCAGTTCTTGATAATTAAACTCAACCTCGGCTGGTTTAAATTTAATTGTTTTAACCTGTAATTCATTCATTTTTCCATCTCCCTTTTCTGTTCGATTATTAAAATCATGCTCACTTGCTCCTGGATTTTTTGTGAGATAGTCACAAGACAACCAAAACTCTTTTATTTGGTGCAACATATATTTGATAAAATCATCATCACGTTTGACTGTTTTTACTCTTAGCCGTTTATCATCAAACTCGGTATCAAAGTCTTTTGGTCTTTCATAAAGCGCCAGCCAACCTTCACTGACTTCAAATTGATACATGTACAAGTGCATCTGTGCCTTGTACGCTTCCATCGTTGGTGTCTTACCGTGTGTTTTTATTTCAAGTATTAATTTTTGTTCGACATCAAAACCATCGGTGTTGCTTCGCAAGTCGTCATCAATACGCGTATTTTCTTTAAAATTTATGCCATTCATCAAATTCACATATTCACGTATTTGTGGCTCCATGATATTTCCATATTCGGTATACTCGTTGCCTTTAAATTCTGATTTGACGATGCCTGTTTTTTCCAGAGCCAATTCATATTTCGTTTTGAATTTGTTAAGTCCTAAAATTGTACTAACATCGGAACCACCAATATATTTGTGCCTATTCTTGGTGACCTTATCACCTGCTTGGGTCGTTATACTCAAATCCCAACCCCCTTCTTAAATAACTGTTCTGTAAAGTCTTTTTTGTGGTTTAGTGCCTTATAAACGGATGGTTCTATTGTCTTATTTGTGATGTACCGATAAATAGTTACCTTATTCTTATTGCCATGTCTTACAGCCCTTCCAAGCGCTTGCGTGTAGTCTATATAAGAATAAGAAGGTGTATAGATAATCACTTGATTGCAATATTGCAATTCAATAGCTACACTTCCACTTTGATATTGACAAATGGTTACACTGTTTTTTAATGTTTTTCGTTCATCTTTGCTAGGCAAATGGAAGTTCTGACCATTCACTTCAAATACTTTCTTCTTTAACTTCTTAAAAACTTGTAATAAGTTGTCTTTCTCTTTCGTAAACTGATAAAAGATAAGGATATTTTCAGTCGTTCCACTAGCTAACATTTCAGTGTATGACAACTTATCTTTTTGATTAGTGTGGTATCGCAACCCAGCTTGCAATTTTGGTTGCGTATCAAAGAGAATTGTTTCATCATCCAATTCCAAAACTCTATCTCGCAATATGTTGCTATATTCCTTCGATGCTTTAAATGAAATATCTTTAACTTGTGTATCTGGCAGATCAACAAAATAAGTTGTTTCTTTTTTGATACTGAATGAATTAAATTTGTGCTTTAATTCATCTTGCTCTTTCCAATCAACTGGTTTTTTGATTACTCTGTCGCCGAGATACATATCACCATATATGGCATGTTCTTTTAAAAATTGCGTTTTATTCTTATAGAAATTCCACATCAAGAAATAGTTCATTGTATCTTCCCACGTTGCCGCTGCTGTCGCTGTTAACAACACAAAGTTTGTAGATGCTCTTGTAAGATGCAATGCCGCTTTACCACGCTTGCTTGTTGGTGTTTTTACCATATGTGCTTCATCTATAATGACGAAATATCCTTTATACTCCTGCCATTTTTTTGCTAACATTCCGACTGACATTTGAACATAATTGATTTTTATGTTTTCAGCGTTTTCAACGGTCTTGATCTCGTCGACCCATTCACCTGTTTTCAATTTCTGCGGCGGTTGAACAACTAGTAATGGTTCGCCTTCTGAATGCAAAACGTAATGGTAGATTGATATTAATG